TGTAGGTACAGGTAATCCTATTGATATTATGTCTTGGAAGTTCTACATGCCTATCTGGATCACCACAGCATCTAAACTCAAGAAGTATGGGGTGATTGAAAAGATCATTGCTTCTATCTATCAGGGCAATGCATTGCAAGATGTTCAAGATGACGATCTATTATTGGGCACGAGACAGAAGATCACTCCATATGGTTATCAACTATTATATTCGGGTAATACTTTACAACTATTACCGCAGGACGAGCCATTTACTCCTCCAAACAATGATCTTGTCCTTCCAAACAATCCCAATACGAGTCTATATTGGTCAGCCTACTTGAACCTTTACGGTGCTGTGAGACCGGGAATATCTCAAATCTGGTTGCAGAATCCATACATGGATAGCGACATCGTAGGTACTATCGTGCCTAATCCAACAGATGATCGTTTTCTTATCTTCAACGTAGATACTGATACCTTACCACAAAACACATTGGAACCAGTTGATAGCGTCATAAATCCACAGCTAACAGGACCAAATGCAGGTCTTCCGGGACCTACCCCAGGAAAGAGATATCTCATCGTTGAGAATATAGGCCACGAAGGTGACACTACCGTATCTTGGGGCGGCGTCGTCGCTAACGCGAATGATATCATTCAGTTTGATGCAAATGCTATGCAATGGTTTGTGGCATTTGATTCTCAGAATTCAACAACTGTGGAATTCGTGACAAATATCACGACACAGGTTCAATATCGGCATGTTCCTCATGAGGGTATGTGGGTAAAAAGTTATGAAGGCTTTTATGCGGCCGGAGACTATTCTATAGTTATTTGATAAATAAAAGTGTAGTTCGCGGAACGGGAATTCCCAACTACTCTAATGCTTACAAGGAGCAATCAGCATGACTATTTATTATCTTTACAAAAAGACCCACAATAAAACAGGCCTACAATATTTAGGTTATACTACTAGAGATCCATATATTTACAAAGGATCTGGTATAAAATGGGGAGAGCATCTATCTATTCACGGTGACGATATCTCGACAGAGATATTACTAGAATCCACTAACAAAGAAGATGTACGAAACTTAGGTAGACACTTTAGTGAGCTATGGGATATAGTTCGTAGCGACAAGTGGGCTAATTCAATGAAAGAAACGTGCGGCGGACCAGGCGGCAAAAAAGGCATAGCACGTTTAGAATCAACAAAACAAAAATTGAGAGAGAAATTGTCTGGTAGAACACATACACCAGAACAGAAATTAGCAAAGAGCCAACGTCAGAAAGGTAAACCCAAATCATCACAGTGGGTAGAAAAAATGACTGGTAGAAAAAATCCATTAGTCTCTGCGGCGCTTGCTGGCAAACCAAAACCAATTGTTACCTGCCCTCATTGTCAAAAAACAGGGGGCGTGAGTGCGATGGGGAGATGGCATTTTTCTAACTGCACTACATTATTAGATAAATCATAGTATGACTAACACTAGTGCAGGAGTGTTCTTTTATTCCAAAAGAACACAACGCTATCTCTATCTATTAAGAACTGACAGTAAGAACCCAGGCAACTGGAGTATTCCTGGTGGCAAGATTGAACCAGGCGAGACCCTATTAGAAGGAATAGAGAGAGAATGTACTGAAGAGATTGGTATATTTGACCCTGACTGGAAACTTATTCCTATTCAGAAATTCGTAAACAACTCATTCACTTATAATACTTTTTTCTGTGAGATTGAAGAAGAGTTTGTTCCTATATTAAATGAGGAACATATAGGATATGCCTGGGTGCAATCGGGAAGTTATCCTAAACCGTTGCACCCAGGCCTATTTTCTACTGTTAATATTGATATAGTCATTGAGAAGTTAAATCTACTTACTTAATGTAATATCCCTAACATTTTAAACATTATAGGTTCTGATATAAAACCTGCTAGCATTCCACCTCCCATTAACATCCATTTCCATTTCTCTAATGAATTTATTTTCTTTGCCATCTCGTTGTGTGAGTCTACATTGGTTTTTTGAAAACTAGTCATCATTTCTTGAATGGAAATGTTGTTATCGTCAATAACATCTCGCATCTCCTTCAAACCAGTCTTCAACTCATCAACTTTATCTGTGAGATTTGAATATTGAACTTGAAGGATTGCGACATCGGTTTCTGTTTGTTTTTGTTGTACCGACAGTGTTGTCATGATGATATCCTTATGCGCTAGTAATAGTTACAAGCGGATAAGGCATTGCATTTGCTACATTTGAAGTTTGTGCAGTATTAAACGTTGCAAATGCAGGAGCTGTATTGATATATCCTAGATTTCCAGTTGGTTGTCCAGGTGAAACAATGTTTCCAAGAGCATCAGGACTAGAAGGTGCAGTAAAGATACCAAGAGTGTGATCGCTTAGTGTCTGTACTTTTACTGCCGTAGAGTTAGCATATGTTGCAGTCATCGTCATTGTATTCGGAAGAAGTGCAGTATTAGCTAAATTTGCAGTATAGCATTGTGCAGTAAGACCGGTTGTTGTGCCAGTAACAAGATATTTCTGCTTGCCCTTTTGACGAACAATATATCCTGGTTCTGCTGTCGCAGTGACATAATTTACCGGAGTTGAGAATGTAGCTGATGCATTTGCTGTAAGAATTGCAGTTTGTTGCAATACGTTAGCAGTCACATTTCCTGATGATACAGGAACGTTTGCCCCGCCCGGATTATATGTTACAGTGAAATGAGTTGCATTTGTGACTGTACCTAAATAATACGCTGTATTAGCCTTGATGTTTCCATCAACATTTGAATCAAACCAAACAACACCATTGGCTAAAGTTTGTGCATTTCCTGAAGTGACAATATAGCTACCAGTAGCAACAGTGCTTGTGATTGCAAGCTTGCTCTCAGAAGGAATAGAACCGATAAAGCCAATAGTAGTTAGATCATATGTAGTTCCGTTGTTATTTGCAACATTGGCTTGAAGTACAGAACCAGTTGTTGAATTAGCAAAAGTATTCAAGAACCCAAACACAACATTGCTTGTATTAGCTGTTGTGATTTGTCCAGGTCCGGTTTGACCAATAGCAACATTAGCAAGAACTTGTTTTCCATAAATTGCAGTATTACCGCCTACTACTGAGTAAGTTGCAGTATTTGTTGCTGGCCAACCAGTTCCACCATTTGGGTTATTAAAATATGCATCAACAACACCGACTGAAGCAGATACAGTCTGTGCTGAAGTATTAGATAAGGTTACTTGTACTGAATTTGGGTTAGCATTCAATGGCGTAGCAGACACAGTAAATGTGTGTGCTGATAACACCTTTAACACCCAATAATCTACGCCAGCTAGTAATCCACCTACGTTTGATGCGACTACGAACGGCATGTTCGCAATAATACCAAGTCCAGTGGGCGGTGCTAAAAGATTTTGTGATACTGTTACAATATTACCGGTAGCTGCTGTACCAGTGATAGTAAGCACTGCTTGTGCTTTAGCTATTTTTAGTGGTCGGCCCATTTGTTTTTCCTTTATGTTAGTCCAGGTTCTAGCTGGTACGCAGTGGGTAACTGCATAAACTCTCCGAATGAGAGTGTTATAAATGTATTTATCTTTTTTGGGTAAAATAAAGGAAGGTTAAGCGTATACTGCACCTATTACATACCATTGGGTAGAGGTCATTGCAATATATCGCATCGTTGAACTATTACCAGATTGGTTGAATGCCGTGTTTGTTGGCAATGTTCCTATAGCAGCCCCTGATGCAGGGTAAACATTAAGTGAATTGGCATTTGTATTCGTCACTGTAATTTCCATACCCGGTGTAGCTACAGGAAGAATTATTCCGGACCCTACATCTACATTAGTAACCTGATTGAATTCACGAGATATCACAGCAGCAGTACCTTGAGTAGATCCTGCAGCCGAAATTCCGTTAGCAACTGAGCGTATATTATACGAAGATGCTATGACATTGGCGCCTGAAATGTTACCTGTTACTGATACCGAAGAGAACATACCTGTAACATTAGCAGCATTTATTGCTGTTAATGAAGAACCATCACCGACATAGAAGTTCGCAGTTACCGTATTACCTAAATTTGCATTTGCTGATACAAGGTTCCCTGATATAGTAACAAGGTTAGATGACTTATTGAACGTAAATCCGCTTGTAGCGTTAGCATTTCCGGAATCATTAAATAAAACATCAGTGTTACTACCGTTAACAGTAAAATTACCAGTTACGTTACCGGAAAAATTACCAACAAATGTACTGGCTATTAATGCACCGTTGGCTAAGTTGGCACTAATACTTGTATTAATGACTGCGGATGAATTTCCATTTGCCGAAGAAGTAGTAAAAGTTGGATAAACAGTAGTAGCAGATGAAGTGTTCTGTAATAGAGCAGATGCGTTAGTTGCGCTGGTTGAATAAGTCGCATTAGCTACTGTACCAGTGACATTACCACCAGACACTGCATATGCAACACTAGCGATACCAGCATTGGTTGCATATGTCGCATTAGCTACGGTGCCAGTCACGTTGCTACCTACGAGTGCGGACAAGCCGAAACCGTTACCGAAGTGATTACCAACAATATTAGAGCCTACAACATTACTAGTAACAGCCAGATTACCTGGTAAGCTCGTCAGTTTCGTTACACTATCAAAAGTGAATCCAGCAGCACCGCCAAAGTTACCACTGTTATTAAATTGGATCTGGGTATTCCCGCCGCCCGGTAATCCATTACCGGAACTTCCACCAGTCTGTGCGGTCCAGCTTAGATTGCCGGTACCATCTGTCTGCAATACATATCCATTGGTTCCGCCGTCAATTTTTACATTGCTAACAGAACCTAATGTTATAAGGCCTCCGGCTTCTCCACCACGATTAACCCAACTAGTACCATCGTATACTAAGACTTCGCCATCAGCAAGAGATGATGCAGTGATGTCAAGATTGCCTATAGCGCCATCAATCTGACTAAAATAGATATTAGAATACGCAGTTAGTACTTCTACATTTTCATTGGGTGTAGTTTTACCGATGAATAACCTTTTGCTATCGGATGCCCAGCCGAATTCGGCTTCGTCTAACTGCGGCAGGTCTACTAGGTTACCTGTTCGTTGCTGTATCTTGCTAATTTGGAGGATTGCCATAAGTGTATCTTTACCCTAATACACTTATTTAGTCTTTAAAAATTATAATCCTTTATAAGAATTGAGAATAGTATTTCTCTACCCTAGCCCACCACATATTTTCATATTCATCAAATTCATTGCCTTCAATAATGAATTCCTGATATTGATTGTCTGCACTACACATGAAAATGACACCTTTGCGAATAGAGGTATTGTAAACTTCATTGTGTGCTACAGCATAAGCAACTAGCTGAGTGAAATAATCTTGGATCCATTCACGCTTTTTGGGTTTATTGGTTTGTTTATGATCCATGATCGCTTCTGAGCTAAGGTGTATGCCAGCTAGATCAGTGGTCCCTGCATAGATTTCAGGGAAATAGAGTCCAACTTCTGTACCCCAAAACTCATTACAATTAACAAGCCCTTGTGATATTATAGAGTGTGCCATCTGATGGCTCTGAATGCTGTATGGATTAGATCCAGGATCACCTGTCTCATCATTCTTGATATAATTTTCAATCCATTTGTGCATACGAGTACCTCGTCCCGCTGCCTCAGTCGTAATCTCTTGTGCCTTTTGAACACCGACTCGCTTTCGCCACATAGCCAATGCTTTCTTGGATTCTTCACTTTTAGTAGCATCTAGGATTGTCGTGACACTAGGTAGTTTAGACCCATCCGGAGCAAGATATTGCCGTGATCCATCAACCTTAACCTTTTTCATATCGCTGTAGGGGAATTTATTAGTTATAGCCATTATGTATAATGCTACCGATATCGGATAAATTCAACTTGTTTGGGTTATTTTAACGCCTTATGAGCCATCTTGGCTACCGTCTTCTTATTATCGTCATCTGTCTTTTCAGTAGTTTCATCATCTGATGTTGCCGAATGTCCCTTGAAGATTACCTTATCTCCTTTAATGTTAGATATAAGGTCTTTGAGTGGCGGGACCTTGATCATGTTGTAAAAGTCTTCGTCATCTAGAATGATGTCATAATCTTGAAAGTAATCTTGAAGTTCTGCTAAAGTATAGTTATCAGGGTCGATCTCACCATCATTAACCTCTTGCTCTAACTGATTTGTTAGAGCAACGATTTGAGGAGTGATTTGAGTATCACCATCTAGTTCAAAGAGGTACATACTTACCTCTTTGAACGACCAACATTACCTGATAGATCGTCTGATCCTTCTGGTTCCGGCGGAGGAGGAGCTTCGGCGCTCAAGTTTGAAGCTACATCTGCATCCATATCAGTCATATCATTGGCTGCTGCTGATTCATCCCCAGGAAGTTCTGCGCCGAACTCTTGCCCACCTTGACCAGTGATCGTGCCTAATGCACTTTGTAGTGTTGTCTTTGATTGTTGCAATGCAGTGTTGAGTGAAGAGAGGGCTTCTGATACTTGAGAATTAAACTGCTCGCTTTCATTTACGCCGATCTCAGACTGAATTGAATCTACTAGCGCAGGAAGTTCCTTGACAAGCATGTCGCTTACTTCTTCCACCATCTTCTGAACCGAATCAACCATATCTTGTGCAGCTAGAATGACCTGTGACTTCTCAACTTCTTCGTTTTCAAAGACGATACGGGGATTTGGTGCGTTCTTAAGGTGTGCTGAGAGAGATTGCTCTACGAATACCAACTTCATGTGTGTTGGATTGCGCTGATTCTTGTGATAATCAGGGGAGCGTCTTGACTCGTTGATTAGTCCTCTGACCTTTTGAAGCATTTGGCTAGTTTGCAGCCTGTTCAAATTAGAAGGATCAAAGTTGTATCCAAAGGATTCTTTAAGTGCTTTCTTTGCAACATTTTTGTTGTCTAACTCATTAAGATTCATAGGTCATAACTCTTTCGTATTTGTTTTAGTATTTATCACATAAACTTAAAATTGGGCTTTTTAGTCCTATCAAACTTGTTGTATTGAATAGTCTTAGAACTATTTATATAGGAATTTATCTCTTCTACGACCATCCTTCTTTTAAAGATGTCTTCTTGAACCTTCATGATGTAAACCCACCTTGCATCCGATTCTGTAGTTTTCTTGAGAATATTCCTATGAACCGATAGTTCAAAGTCAATGCTACACAATCGTAGGTCAAGGTCTACTACTTTTTTGGCTTCTTTGCGTTTATTAGCATTGATTAATGTACACCAGGTTACTGCATTTTTTAACTGTGAAAATTCTATAGGAGATTCCATTGTACCGCTAATTACTTTGTGATACCCAACCCTAGTAGGCACGATGAAATATTTTCCAAATAGTGAATACTTACCATTGTTATCCTTTGTTATCAACACATCCTGAATATCAGACTTGAGTTGGTTATCAAAGAATTTATCAAGTTTGGTTACAGTTTTCATTTTAATCTATTGGATTGGGCAGTGTTAACGAAGAACACTTCATGAATCTATCATTTTTATCGCGAACGATGATTTCAATCTCTCCAGTATCAGTATCAATCATCACCTGTGCATCAATGTTTTCGCCAAATGCAGTGCGGACATCTTCCATCACTAGATCACACGTTTCTTCTGATAAGGGGCCAGACATATATTTTTCTAGAATAACCCTTACAGCAGCACCCCGGGCGTGGTCTATGAAACTGTCATTACTAGTAGCCGTTGACATATTGATTTCTCCTAATCATTATTATTTAATGCTAAATCAACTCAAAGTATATATTTCTTAGCTCATCAGATATATCAAGAAATTCTGGAATTTTCTCAAATTGATCCTTACAGAGTATCATCGGGACACCATCACAGTCGTTGTACAGTGCACCCAGTTCGGTTATTCCATTTTCAAAAACACTTGAATGTTGTACATCAAATTCAAATCTCCAGGAGTGTTTTATTCTATCTTCTTCTTTTGCATATAAAAACCCAAACTGACCGATGTCTTCTTTCAAATCCTGCCTGACAGGAACTTTGATAACTTCAGGTTGGCTTCGCATTGATATGACTTGCAAGAGTGTGTCAAAGTTACATTGTGTATTGCGCCTGTGTAGCCAGTTGTCGATACCATCATGATCAGGCCTAGACCTATTCATCACGCCAGTCTGAGTGATATCAAACAAGGTATGTGCAGCAATACGATGTGACATATGACTATTTACTCAACAAAAAACCCAGGAATAATTAAATTCCTGGGTTCTATGTTAGGTGTAATATCAGATATTACGGGGAGTCAGTGCTTGCAATGAATGTCGCACCAAGCGCACCAGTTGTAGTGTTAGCAACACCTGCAGCAGTAAGTGCTGTGTTGATCGCAAGTACTACGTTAGATGCAGCGCCGTTTGGTCCGCTGCTGTCAACATACCATGCACCAGCTGGATACACAGCGTATGCGAATGTGTCAGGAGTACCTGAAGTATACTGATACATATAGATCGTAGCCAATTGTTGAATTGTTTCAACAATTACATTTACTTGGGTTGTGCTGAATGTAGAACTACCTGAAGCTGAAGTCGTGAAGAAGTCAAGCTTTGGGCCTTGTGGCTGAACTGCATAACCTGAAGTGACAGCATTAAGACCATTGTTGGTATATGCTGGGGAATCTAAGTGCATTACCTGTTGATAATCACCATTTACTTTTGTAAACTGTGCCATTGTAGTGTTTTCCTTTTAAAATGTGAGATCAAAGTCTCATATAACTATTTATGCCTTTGCAAAAAAAACTTGGTTTTGGCTATATTTATTTAGAAGATCCCTTAACATACGTTTTGATTAAGTCAGTTATTAGTTCGGTTGTGGCACTTGGATCTTTCTTATGTAAGTCTGCTATTAGAGCTTTTATTTGATCCGGGGTCCTTTTTTCGGAACCAGCTCCGCCTCCGCCTGCTTTCGCGACTGCATTTTCAGCACCAAATGGTACTCCTTTATTCGCTTGTGCGATAGAAAATGATGCTTGGGCTAGTTGTGTTAATGCTGCTCTTCCACCATCTTTGCTATACGAGTCAGCAACCTTCTTTATTAGCGAGTTAATGTGGTCCTCATCATCATGCCAGTTTATATTTCTCATCCAACTATTATACCATGTTGTTAGATATTTTTGAAGTGATCTATCTTTAGTAGGTGGCGGCGCTGGATCCTCTTCGCCTAAGACGATGCTTTCAAAAATCGCATTCAGTCTGTCATATCTAGATTCTTTAACAGGTTTACCGTCTTTTTTAGCATTAACCTTTAGGTTGGTTTCGGGGGAGGCCCCGGTAGTATAATTAGCGCCGCTACCTGCGATAGGATTGGAAGATGTCTTGGTGGGCCGGGTAATTGCGCCGCCTTTAGTAATTTCACCGGGAGGCGGGGTTGGGCCGGAAGGCGGAGTTTTAGGTGGAGGTTCGGCTGACTTTGCTGAAGGGTCAATGTTTCCGCCACTAATACCGTTCTTTATAGAGATCAAAGCGTCTTTAACGAAGTCATCTATAAAAACGTCTTGAGTAAGTTGTTGCTGGCTACCATTTCCACCAAACATACCCTTCAATGCAGACCATCCTGCACTGACCTCGTTCATCTTTTTCTTTGGGATAGCCTTAAACTCATCAATCTTCATGTTTCTTCCTCAAGCTTTTCGCGAATCTAGCTTGATCTTTACCTTTAATCGCACTCAACAACTTTTTCTCAAGTAATTCGGCCCGTTCGGAAGGGTAGTGCTTTTGCATCAACTCAATGAGATTGATAGCACTTGTAATGATATTTGAGGCGCGTGACTCAATTATATGATTGATATCACGGTTCTCACCTATCGATTGCAGCTCCTCTAGAAGGCTTCGTGTTTTCTTTTGCATAAGATAAAGATCCCGTGATATTATTTAGTCAAAAAACTTAAAATTATTTCTTTAATGATATTCTTAAAAACGGTTCCAAATCCAAACAGAGTTACCACAATCCCAAATACGGTCGTATCCGTTGTTTTGCATGTTGCTCCACTCAGATTGATTAGGATCAAACGTCATCAACATTTCCTTTAGCTTATGCTTTTGATACTTGACTCTAGATGAAAGTGACCCGTCTGCTTCTAGATAAAAGTAATTGGGAGTTGAGTTGTGAGAGAACGAGAACCCTAATTTGGAATATATCGTTCCTAAGAACCACCTTCTGTCGCAGTAGGAAATGACTGAATTAGGAACGTGATTGCGTATAAACTGACTGAATAGTTTTTCTGCACCTCCTACCACACTTATATTATCTTTAACTGCAAATCTCAGCAGTTCCCATTCTGCTTTTTTGCTATATCTAGATTTACCAAAACTCATGATAGCCACTAATTCATCATTGTATGTGAGTCCATAGCAAACTCTAGAGCGTACTGCCCCTTGTAGATGATAGTCTTGTAGGAACGTTGCTTCTGCATCCGATGCAACATTGACTATTTTGCATTTTCTTCCATAAACTCGTTCAGTCTTTCTTAGCAGAAGGCGCAATCTGTTTTCTACGATATCACGTTTTTCTAACCACTCATTCTCAAATATGTGAACTAACCTAACGCCTTCGACTACAGCCGCAACTGTCTTGTTGATATGGTAATTTTGATTCTTGCCCTTTCCTTCTCTGTGCCAATAGATACCATTACATTCAATTCCTAACTTCATTGAAGGGATGTATATGTCTATTTCTTTTCCAGACAAAATCTTGCGGTTATTTGTTTCTATCTCAACAGTATCTCCCAACACTTCACGAATGAACAAACTAACTTCCTTTTCAAAGT